ACCGGCTGCTGAGCAGCAGCCAAAAACAGCAGCGGTTGTCCACACCGACAACAGCGAAAATGGTTACCTGGCAGCGCGTCGCGCCGCCCGTGAAGATGGAGCGAAGCAATAATGGCAGAACGTATTTTGGAGCAGGATACCTGCGTCCTTGCGGCAGTAGAAACAACTTACGGCACTGATGCCACCCCAACGGCCGCTGCAAATGCGATGCGTGTGAAAGCGGATATGACGTTGTTGGACGGCGACCAAGAAGCAATGGAATATGACGCCGGCCGTGGTGGCAGTAAAGGTTCTATCCAGCGCAACAAGCGCATCAGCGGTACTTTAACTGGTTATGTCTCAGGTGCTGGTGCCGTAGATACACCTCCCGCTATTGGTCCCTTGCTGCAGGCCGCCGGCTTAAAGCCGACCATCACAGCAACCCAAAACGTGACATATAAGCCGGTGTCTACTAATCAGGATAGCGTCACGTTGCATGTGTTTCGGGGCAAAATAAAGCACCCGGCAGTTGGTGCTCGCTGCAATTTGGAAATCAACCTAGGTACCGACGCGCTGCCAAAGTTTACCTTCAACAACTTAATGGCGTTGTATGTTGATCCCACACAAGTAGGTGCATTCCAGAACTGCGATTACAGCCAATTTGAACGGCCACTGGTGACCGAGCCGGTCAGCATCACCAAGATGGAATTGTTTGGCCAAGCCGTCAACATGGCGCAGCTGACGTTTCGCCTTGGCAACACAGTCAGCTACCGCAGCGTGACCAACGACGAAAGCGTGCAGATCACCGACCGTCGGCCACAAATTGAAATCGTTTTTGAAGAGCCGTTGCTTAACGACTTTAACTGGTGGAACAAGATCAGCTCCTTTGGGGCCATGGCCTATCAACTGGGGCAGGACATTGTCGACGCCGGCAGCATCTTTGAACTCAATATCCCGAACCTGCAGCTGAACAGTATCGCGCCTACCGTCATCGACGGTATTAGCCATTTGCGCTGCGTGCTGGATGTGGTGCCAACGGCGCGAGACAACGATTTTGAAATGATTTTACGTTAACCAAATAACCCCCAACGACGAAGCCAGGGATGAAATTTGGGCATGGACGCCCACCCTTTAACCCAGGAGATTTACCGATGTTTCAACTGAACGCTTTAGCGAAAAACATTTTCAAAGCCCCGGTTTGTGTTGTGCTGCCCACCAACAATATCGATGACAACGGCGAGACCGTCACCGCAACTGCGCATTTTATCGCGACATTCCAATCAGTGTCCGAGCAAGAATCTGACGCCATGGTCGAGCGGCTCAACGGTGTCACGGAATCTGAATTAGGTAAAGTCAGCAAGCTGCTCAAAGAGCAGACTGCGCGGCTTTTTATTGGTTTTGAAAAGCACCCCAAACACCCGTTCCCATTTAAAGATGGCGACTTAGACGTGCCATCTACGCCCGAAAACATCCAGTTGTTGTTGAACAGTAAAGAAGTATCGGATGCCGTGCGCGCGGCCTACAACAAAGCTCGCTCCGGCGAGGTGGCGAAAGAAAATTTGAAGAAATAGCCCGCTGGTGGTGCAGCGGCGGCAGCGCCAGCCCTAAGCGTTTGGCTGAGGCGCTGGAAGCCGCCGGCGCCCCTGCGGAGGTGGTGCAACGGTGCGCCACCGAAAAAGCAGTGTTCCCGGACGTGCAGCCCTGCAACCAATACATTGTGGAGCTGTTTTTTCGGGTGCAGACCCAGTGGGAGTATGCCGGCATGGCAGGTGCCAGGACGGGATTGAACTATCCGGCCATTGAAGTGCGAGCCCAGCACATGCCGGGTTACCAGAGCTTGTCGGTAGAACTGAAAGACAAGGTTTGGCTGGGGCTGCAAGTGATCGAAAAAACCGTGTTGGCCTGTCAGGCCGAGCAACAAAAGGGATAAGCCGTAGATGAACAACAACGACATGAAAATTGCCATCCAGTTTGCCGTAAAGGATGGCAGTGTCGTTGTGAAAGAAATCAACGGCATGACCCAAAGCACGGACAAGGCTACTAAATCATTACGGCAGTTAGATGCTGCCGGCAATGACACTGCCAAGGGGCTGAACAAAGCAGCCACTGGCAGCAAGCAGTTCAGCAATAACCTCGGCGATACCCAAACCAAAGCTGCTGGCCTGCGCACCGAGTTGGCCAGCCTAATTGGTATTACCGCAGGGCTCTACGCAGGTTTCCAAGCGTTTCAGGGCATCAAAGACATTGCCAACATTGCGGCCGAGTTCAACGGCCTGCAAACCCGCATTCAAACTGCCACCCGTGAAACTCGCGACTACAACGCCGTGTCGGCTGAAATCTACGCCATTTCGCAAAAAAACGGGGTGGCACTGCAATCTTCGGTCGAGCTATTCCAGCGAATGGCCACCAGCCGCAAAGATTTAAAGGCGACCAACGCCGCCATGCTGCAGCTCAATGACGCCGTGCAGATGCTGGGTGTGCTGGGTGGCGCCAGCACCCAGGCGCTGGATGCGGGCCTGATGCAGTTCAGTCAGGGGTTGAGCGCCGGCATTATCCGCGCGGAAGAATGGAACTCGGTGTTAGAGAACCTGCCGCTGTTAGCTGCTCGCATCGGCCGTGGTATGGACGACATCGGCAAAAGCACCAAAGAGCTTGGATTTGGCGAGATGCGCAAGCTTGTCAACGAAGGCAAGTTACTGTCGCAGGATGTGCTGCAGTCTATCCTGGTGCAGTTGCCAGAGATTAGAGCCGAATTTGCTGAACTACCCATCAGCATGAGTCGCGCGGGCGTGATGGTAGATAACAGCTTCGCCGCTGCAATGAGTCACCTCGATAAAACACTTGGGTTGACAAATGCATGGGCGCAAAGCCTTGTTGGTGTATCGCAAGTGCTGGATAGCATTAGCACATCCAATCTCGACAGCCTCAGTCCAAGGCTGCAAGCCTCAATTAAAACAGCAGAGCTGCTGGTATATGTTGTTGGCACTATAGGGGTAGCGGCGTTACTGAAGTATGCAAAAGCTCAGTATGCAGTAATGGTCGAAACGCTGTTAGCTAACACCGCATCTGTAAAACAAGTATCTGCACTGGGCATTGTTACGACAACTGCTGGAACAGCAACGGTCGCAACCAATGCGTTGACAATGGCGCAGCGGGCATTACTGGGGCCTATTGGGCTGGTGATCGGTGTCACCGGAGCTTTGGCTGCTGCGTGGTTTGCGTACGAAAACGCAGCTGAAAAGGCGCAAAAGCAGAACGATGAACTGACAAAGTCCTTTGAACGCATGAGTAACCAGCGCAAGGCCGGTTTGTATCAGGAGTCGATTGCAGAGCTGCAACAGGTTGCGGACAAAATTGCGCAGATAGAAGCCAAACTCAAGGATGCCAGAAGTAAACAGTCCGTCCCAAACAATGGTTTTGGCGTGGGCAATGTTGGCGCATCTGCAGCAATCGCGAGCTTTCCAGAACTTGGCGAACTGAAAAAGCGCCAGGCCGAATTAAACGCGGTGATCGAGGGGCTGAATAAAAACTTTAACGCCGGCCTGCCGGCACTGGAAGCGTATAGCGACAAACTGACCGACAACTCAGCAAGCAGTGGCCAATTAAAAGAAGAGCTGCTGAAGCTCTACAACGCTCAGATGCTTGCCGCGACGGCGATCGACGCCCAGGGCCGCGCCCTGAATGGCATTGACCTTGAGCTGTATAAAGCGCAGTTTACTGAAGCCACCACACTGCCGGCGGATGCTGCAGCAGCCATCAAAAAGTTTGCCGCTGAAGCCAAAGCGGCTGCCGCTAATTTGACAGTGGACGATCAGCTGCAGCAACTGCGCACCGAAGTGGGCCTGATGGACATCAAAATTCAAAAGGGTGAGCGCGAGTTTGAAATCAAAAAAGCCCTAGCGCAGTTCAGTGGCAAAAACTTTGAAGGGGTTGACCCCAAGCGCCTGGCCGCACTCGAAAAAGAACTGCAGCTGCTGCAAGACAAACAGCAGCTGGCGTCTGATAAGCAGTATCTGGCGGGCCTGACCAAAGAAAACGATTTGCTTAAAATCCGTCTGGCCCGTGGCGAAAAAGAATACGAGATCCAAAAAGCCCTGGCGGCGTTAAAAGGCACAAGCCTGGCCAAGCTGAAAGAAATCGAAGAGCAGCTGCGCTTAAATCAGCTGCTTGAAAAACAGGTCGCTGTCACTGAAGAAGTATCGAGCGATGCCTGGCGCAAAATGATGGACGATATGACCGCGTTGGGATCAGCCGGCAACGATGTCGGCAACATCCTGACCCAAGCGTTTGGCCGGGTCGGCCAGCAGATTGAAGCCATGACCACGAGCCAGCGCAAGTATGCCGATTCGCTCAAAGACATGGCCAAAGAAAAGGCCAAAATCGCGGCCATGCCTGATGGCGCCAAACGTGCTGCAGCCGAGCTGAAATACCAGGAAACTGTCGGCCGGCTGCAGTACGAAAACACCCAGATGCAAATGGGTAACTACGCCACGCTCGCCGGCGCGGCCAGCAAGATGTTTTCAGAACAGAGCAAAGGCCGGCAAGTACTGCACAAGTTAGAAGTGACGTTTGCCGCCATTGAAACAGCACTGGCGTTGAAGAAAGCCGCAGCCAATGCGCTGTCGGCGATATCAAACCAGGGTAACGGCGATCCATACAGCGCCTTTGCCCGTATCGCGGCTATGGCCGCCATTATGGCTGGCTTGGGGCTGTTTAGCGGCTCAGCCTCTGGTGGCGTGAGCGCGCAGGACCGCCAGAAAACGCAAGGCACAGGCACAGTGCTCGGTGACAGCGAAGCCAAATCCGCGTCAATCGAAAACATCCTGGGCCGTATCGAAGATTTAGAGCTAGACCAGTACGCCGAGCTGCGCGCGATTAACAGCAGCATCCGCGAGCTGTCTGCCGGCATTAAATCGTTGGCCGTCAACCTGGTTGCCAGTTATGGCCGCTTTAACGAATCGAATTACCCTGGCGAGCTGGGTAAAGACTACAACGTGCAGCTTGGCGGTCTGGCTGCGCTGGCACCAGTCAGCGGTGGCCTGATTAATAAAGTGCTGGGTGGCCTGTTTGGCTCAACCAAAAAAGAGCTGGTCGACAGTGGCCTGTCATTTGCC